ATTTTAAATATTTATTTTCCTCTATTAATCTTTGAACAATAGCTCCTTGTTCAACGTTGGTAACAACAGTCAATGCTTTATAATCTCTAATTGTATTCATCACTTAGTAATTATAAATTGGTTATGTACGTATTTTTTTTCTGAATAAGTGTTAATTGTGTGATTCAGACTCGTGGTCTTGAATATATCTCTTTATATTTGCAGCATTTGAGTGCGAAGATTGGTGTTTATTATTGTCCACAACAGTCACTACTACAACACGGTAATTCGAATGTTTTAAAATATTTTATCATTCAAATCACGATATCGCATATCAAAGTAAAATAAAAGAACTGGAATAATTTTTTGTCAAATAAATTGTAATCTATTGTGCGGTGATACTCAACAACATCCCACGCGAACCACCAATAAATTGCATCAAATCCTTTCTAACATACATATACAAAAACGACACAATAAAAAGGTGATAAAAAACAAACTTCACTATACATTCTTTGGGGTTTTTGTGTGTTTGCTAATGTTTACGCATTATAACAAGGGGATGTTTGCAATCAATAGTTCCGTAAAAGTATAGTATATATGGATCATATATAACACACAAATGTCTGTGACGCGCACAAAAAGATGCGATCCTTGTGGAACACGCGCAACGTCAAATAGAAGCCGCTACTGTACAATTTGTACCCAATACTTTCGACCCCGTGGTGTTTCTGATTTTGATTGGCTGTTTTGGACAGAAATAAATAAGGCTGGGCGGCACAATGTCTCTCTCTCTCAAGAACTGCAAGATTCTGTCATTCATGGTGCAGATATAAACGTGGAAATTTATGGACAAACAGGACTTATGGTGGCAATCAAAAAAGGAAACAACCTCATTGTACAATTTCTTGTCGGGATACAGGAACTAAACATTAATTCCCAAGGAAGACATAACACAAATCCACTCTTGATAGCTGCACGTTACAGGCCAGACGTTTTAGCAACGTTGCTTTCGGTACCAACTATCAATGTCAATTGTCGAACGAACGCATCTGGTTTCCAAGGAATGACACCAATAATGATTGCGGTTCATTTCAATAAACAGACAAATGTACGCTTGTTGTTACAAAAGGGTGTCGACCTAACATTGACCGATATACGAGGAGAAACCGCTCTCACCATGTCGTTTCATCATCCATACGAGAGAGGCGCACAGAATATAGTACGAGCTTGGTTCACCCGGGTAACATCGGTATTGAATCGGTTGAGATATAAAACAAGAAGAAAAAGACGTCGGCGGGAAAAGGGATTAGCCAGATATGTTTCTAGAAAAAAAAACCTACCTGACGACATTGAAGGTGAAATTAAGCAACGTTTGCACCACAGATTCGACCACTTAACGTTTTGATAATAACATTATATTAGTTTACTCTAAAGTTCATCTTCGTCTTCATCCTCTGCGTCGCCTGGACTCGATTCTTGGCGTTTTGAACGATTGTTACAATTTCAATCACAATCATACGGCGCCACATAAACATCCACCATGTCACTTTTCCATTGAAATACACCCACCTTTTTAAAAATAAGTTCAGAAAATGTATTCGAGGTTGGTTCTACAAAAACAGATTTGGCCGGATAATGCAAGAGTTTAGAATAATTCTTTAATTTTTTGTAGAAAGTCTTTAATTTTTTGAAGAGTAAATCTTTAATTTTTTGTAGAACTCTTGAAATTTTTTAACAAATTCTTTAATTTTTTGTAGATTCTTTAATTTTTTGTAGAAAGTCTTTGTTTTTTTGTAGAATGATAATGAATTTTTTTAAGAAAGTCTTGAATGATTCTTAGTTTTCTTAATTTTTTAGAAATTCTAAACAGAAATTCTAAACAGAAAGACCAACACAGAAAGACTAACATGGCTGCACTAACCACACATATCCCTACCAATCCTTGGCAACAAGCGCTCCCAAAACATGGCCAAGTAGTCAAAACGCTTTGTAAACACATTTACAACACTTTGGAGCTATCTGATGGCATAACAGCGGTCGGCGTCGTCCCAAATCGCGCCAATGGCCATACACCACTAATTCATACTCTAAAGGTGATTCTTAAAAAAGAGAAAGAATTCTCTTTTACCATTGACATTCAACCCGCCTCGACCGGCGAACCAGTCCTAAAGGCTAAAATGGTCCTCGCGCAGCTTATAATGAGCGACCCGCTTCTTTTGAACGGGGTTTCAGAGTTCAATATGTCTGTTGTTGACAGTGGATATGTCGGCGAGATAATTTTCCACGGACATAAGGTAGATATTTCTCCATTTTTTGACGGCGAAACGTTGGAAACTTGGAAAATTGTCAATGAGATCATTCGCAAAGTTTCGGCCAGATCTGGCCAGGAATATGTCTGTAGCATCGGCATGTTGCCTATTCGTGCGAATGTCGCCTTTTTAGAATGTGAAGATACGTCTGAAGGGCATCGTTTCTACGAAGAAGTAAATATTCGCAAATGGGTTTCTGAACAGGGAACTTCTCCATTTACTCGGTTGTCTGTCGAATTGTCAGCTATAAAAATTCATGGTCCTGTGGCAGTGAGCATGTCTGCCGCCCCAAGGATGTTGAAAACCAGAAAATCAGACGTTATTTCGAAAGATTCAACCAAAAAAGCGCGGGTCGCTGAACCTAAGAATATTGTATGTGTTTGGGATAGGTCTGGATCAATGCGCAATATGGCACAGGCCGCTGAAGATGGTTTGCGCAAAACAATCGAGGAACATAAAGCTATTGCCATCTCTACTGGTAATCCTACAAAGTTGTGGGTGATTACCTTTGATAGTTCGATTGAATACCATATCGAAGGGGAAGATATTCTAACAGTATCGTTAGGCAATCTATCTGATTGGGTGAGTCCTAGAGGTACTACAAGACTTTATGATGCATTATACGGCGCAACTGTGAAGATGGGATCTATGATGGGCGATACCATTTTCATTGCAATGACAGATGGTCACGATACTTGCTCCGAGGTTTCTGTGGATACTGTCCGTACTAATTTGGAAACATTGAAAGCAGAAAAATCTGTCGAATGTATTTTCATGGCGGCCAATATTGGAGATGCACAAGTAGTGGGACCATCAATGGGGTTCAGTGCGGATACATCTATTCAGTTCACGCCTTCAGCGGCTCCTCAGGCATTTCGAGCCGCCACACAGTCTTCTTTACGCTCAGTTACGGGAGGATCTGCAACATTTAGCGGTATGGAGCGTCAAAGTAGTATGGCGGTTGATTTTAATATGCCTGCTGTGCCTAGAAACATTCGGCGGTCTACTGCCCTTTAATAAATTTTATACGTATAAATATATTCATATGAATATATAATGTTTAATCAAAAAAATTCATCTAAAAGATCTCGTTTAGATTCCCCCCCACCTCCTGTCCCTTCATCCTCCTCCGCATCGTCTGTACCATCCTCAGTGGATATATCAAAGGCTATTTGCCAATTTTCTTCCAAACAAGATGTAGAGCCTGCTTTTTTAGAATCTGATACACACGTTGCATTATTGGTTGGAGATGGACATAGTGGCGATCTTACCGCAAAAACATTGTCTTCAAATGCTCATATTATTTTAGAGCATGTTTTGAGAGAGGGGTTGGAAGCGGGTATGCGATTTTCTCAGGAACTTTGTAAAAATTTTCTGGATGGAGCTATGCTTGTTTTAGCTCTTTATGAAATTTCTAGTCGGACTTTAAAGATTCTTTCTGTGGGAGATGCATCATGTTGTGTATATCAACATGAAAAACTTATTCACCACCAACCTCATCAAGACGCCCCGGCGTTTTTGGCGCGGCATCCAAGCGGTATTATTACTGGCATCGATTTAGATGGTAATGAATTTGGAACTATTGAGTTACAAAAAAATTTTTCAGGGCAAATAGTTAGACACGGTACTTTGACTCCTCATGTTGATGGTATAATTATGGAATATCCATCTAAACCAATATATTTTAAGTTTAAAGTTGACAATCTTTATTTGCCTCAAAATTTTGCTTCGGGCGCGTTTGTGGGACATTGTTCATACCCAAGAATGCCTGCATGTAGTACTGAGTGTATTATCCCTCCGGGACCATTCCATATTGTGATGACTTCTGACGGTGTTTCTGATGTTATGAACCATAAAGATAATTTTCTATTACGTCCTGATGTAAATGCTTCTGAAATTTTGAACGAGTGTAAACAAAGATGGTTAAAGGAATGGCAATTTAATGGCGAAAGCAGGTATTTAACAACGTTCAAGACTATTATTCGTTCAGGTGGGCGTTTGGTAAGAACATTTTCACAGTTACCTAACAATTCTTATAGAGTTACATTTAATGACGGGGAAGTGAGGACAGTTTCATCCATAGATGAAACAAATAAAGGAGCAGATGATATTTCTGTCCTTGTTTTTACATGCGATTAATGTTTATAAAAAATTAAGTCTCTTTTATCAATCTACGTTTTTTTGTAATGTGTAAATGTTCCTCTTTCGAAATTTCTTGAAGTTTAGCATTTTTCAAATGAAATGTTTTCCATTGTGTCAATATAGGTTCTTTGAACGTTTGATAATTCCATTGTGTCAATATAGGTTCTTTGAACGTTTGATAACCTATTTTCGTTGTTTCTGTATTTAAAATGTCATTTTTAACTACCTTTTCATAGAGTTGGTCGGTAGATTCTGGGATAGTCGCACGCCATTTACAATATATATTTTTGAACCCACCGTCGTTACAATGGTCCACTTCCGTGTCGTCACCGACTTTGAACGATAGTATTTGCTCATAATGAATAGAACCCCTACATGCTTCTTTGATTTCAGCTTCCTTATTCAATGCTGGACATTTTTTAGACACTGTTATTTCTATACCACTGCTATTTGTCAAAGCTATACCGCTTTTATCGGTAAGTACAAAACATCCATTATTTCTGTCAGCACAAAGTTTCCAAGCTACACCACCTGCAATGTCGACATATTGTCTTTTATGTCGTTGTTTGCAGTAAAATTTACAAAACCCTTCTAATATTTCCTTTTGTAATTGTGGTTGTATATCAATTATGGTCCCATTCTTTGCTTTTGTGAGCCACCCGGCGTCGGATATCATAGTAGAACACGATTGTCCAAAAGCTGTTTTATTTTTAAGACGGTCACACCATTCACGACGTCTGACCATTTTATAAATTATAGTATCAATTCGAGTATACTATAAAAGAAAGTGCTACTTATGTGTATAAATGTCTAAATTTGTCTTCTTTTTAAAATAAAACCAATGGTCTTCATATTTTTCAGTGACAACGTATAATTGGAAAATCAAAGTAATGATTAGAGTGGCTACGATACAATCAACGCTGTAATGCCATCTTTGTAGCAATAAAAATGAAATTAATAAAAATGAAAAAACCCCGTTCATAACAACAAAATTAACCGATTTTGAGTAACGATATCCAAAAAGGAATAACAATACGGCACTGGCTGTATGACCAGAATACATATAATCGCCACAAGTCCCATGTATTATCATATTCGAAAATGTTTCATATATATTTCGTGGTTTTTTTGTACAGTAATCAGGTGTAGAAATATTGGGCAATGTCGTAAATGTCACTGTTACCGAACGTATAATAGTTGTTGTAGATTGAAGGAAAATGTATTGAAATATACGTCGCCATCTTTCTTTGGAACGAAAAGAAGCGAACAATAATATGATTTGTACAGTTCCTATATAATTTGATATCGGAATTTTAACGTCTGATAAATCTGGTATAATATCAAATAATAAGTCCTTTAATGGCTCACCGTTTTTAATCTGACGATGCCAAGCTAAATTTGTAGAAATGACAGCCATAAAGATGCTCAAAATTACATAAGCCAATAATCGTATCCACGAACTATGTCGCATTTTTAATTAACCATTAATATATTTATACGGTAAAATGTATTAATTAACGAACATATTATTTTTTATTAAACACGCAAATGATGATTATAAATGATTGTGGATGATCGCGAACACGATTTGATTCAACGCTTAAAAGCGGAGGGCGAATCTTTTACTGTAGAGAGATTGCCATTGGGAGATATAAAAATAGAAAATAATGGATCTTTAGCTATTATTGAACGTAAACGTAGTGATGATTTTGCTTCGTCGATCGGTGATGGAAGATGGCGAGAGCAAAAAGCCCGTTTAATGGCCTCTGGAGCAATCGTTATTTATTTGATAGAAGGTAGTCTATATGGACAATCTGTAAAGGCTGAGGTATTATCATCTGCAATTTGGAATACAATGTTACGTGACAAAATATGGGTGATTCAGACTCGTGGTCTTGAGGATACTTCTATGCATTTGAAGCAATTGCGGAAAAAAATAGGATGTTCTATTAAAGGTTCGTCGGGTATACGTTCATTATTGAGCAAGCGTAAGCGTAAAGAAGACTCAATTTTTCTTTTAATGTTAATGCAAATTACATCAGAAAAAATAGCTCGTGCTATTGTTTCTCATTGGACAACTTTGGTTTCATTTCAAGATCAGTTACGTAAAGACGCGACTCAGTTAAAAAGCATACGCATTTCGGAAAAAAGGTGTATAGGTTCAACAACAATAAAAAAATTGGTAGAACATTTAACTTAATTTCAAACTATTTAAGTTAAATGTTCGATATACATATAATGTTATATGAAGCCATTGTGGTAGAAAAACCAAATGTTAATTTAGTCAAATGGATAAAGACACTTATTTTTACACATACACTTTTCTCTTTGTACAGTGCGTATTATTATGAAATACACCATGTGACAAATACTAATTGGTGGTTGTTGCTATTATCTTGGATCATTTTCGGCGTAATCGTCCCATTTATAGGATTAAGGGCTTCGACAAATTTAGATAAATCTCGTCTGAAAATATTTAGTGCTATAGAATGGTTTGTAGGATTTTGGAATATAATAACTTGTCTATCGATGGGGTCTACTTTAGCTATGGTCGTGGATTGGTGTAATTCGGATACTTGTTTGGCACAATTTGAGACGATGAATCATTCGTGTGCGATTCAAATTCAAGATGAAATATATAATATGGACGAATCTTATTGTGATGAAATACCTTGGCATATTGGGACGACATTGTTTTATGGTCTAGTAGCGTATGTTTCTTGTATGGGGTCTATTTCGGCGCGCGCTATGAACAATATTAAAGTAATATCCGCAGTATCTGCAGATATTGTATCCGTTCCCGATTTGCCAAATACAGGATTACCTATAGGTCTTACAACCGAACAAGTTCAATCAGAAATAGTTCAAATAGAAGAATAAAAAATCAAAGTGTTAATTTTTGTATTTTCGCTTGTAAAATTTTAGCGTAATCTTTTAAAAATTCCGATCTTAATAGTAAATCCGATTCCTGTAATGGTTCTCTAGTCAACGGATCTGTACCTTTGGATCGAACCCATTTTAATATAGATTGTCTATCATAATAATGGTCATTTACAGGTGTTTTTACTATATCTGTTGTGTAATCATTCAGTATACAACAGGTCATCATATGGGTAAGGTCGTCCCAGTGTGAGTGATTACCATATTTACTTTCTAGTTTTTCCATAATGGAAACAAGGGCTGATGTAACGTTTGCAACAATGGCTTCCAAAATCATTGATGGCACAATGTCGTCACATAGTTCTATAGCCCTATCGGCAAATTTTTGTTGTTTCATTTGACGTATCATAAACCGACAAACGTTTTGAGATACAGATGTCCTTGTATCTTTTAAAAGAATTTCAATATGAGAAATGCGAGAATGGGCACAAGCATGTTCAAGCGGCATGCGATTGTTTTTCAAAGGTATATTAGGATCTAAACCTTTGTTTAGACAGATTTCCAAGTAAAAAGCCGGGGCTATCATCAATGTCTGCATATGATTTCGTGGAACTGCATCCACCCTTGACATCACTTCCTTAAATAATTTTTTATGTTGACGTCGTATAGCTGCAGCTATACAAGGGGTATCCAATGTTCTGGATAAAGAAACACACGCCAAAGCAGTAGAAACGTGCATTTTACCTATTATGCATAGCCATTCCTGGATGGTTGGTATATATCCGGATTCTAAACATCGTTGGAGCATGGTAGAGTTATTCTTTCTTAGTGCCCTTTTAAAACGCATAACAATCAATTTTTGTTTTTGTTCTATTGTAGCCTTTGATTGAATAGGTTTTGTTTCCATTTTTTCGGTCCCTATTAAAATGTCAACTTTGTGCTGTTGAGGACTAATATTTGACATTTTTTGACTAGATTCAGTATATATTCTATTTTTTAGCGGTATATTTTGCATATCTGAAGACTCTGGTCTTGGCCGTTTACGCAGACCACTACTCGATGCCAAAGGTATTGAAATACCTGGCACGTGCCCCATCTGGAGCATTATTATATATAAAAAAAAATGGCTTTATATACCTATAAATCGGATCTTACTTAAATCGACATAAATTATAAATAAAAATGGAAATTGTTCAAAAAGATTATCAGCATTTTATAAAAGCAGCTGACTTACAACGCGAAATGGAAATAATGGATGTGGAATTTAAATCACATATACGACAACATCAATGGGTTCATAAAAAACTCACCTTTACAGACATAAACGGTCAACGATTTATATCTTGTAAATCTACTGTTCGATTCCTTGATTGGTATTTACAAGGGATACGATTAAATCCAAATCTAAACAATTTCAAACATGCCATGGTCAAATATTCTAAGAAGATTCCAAAAAGAACACTTTCGAGATCTTTAAGAATAGAAATTGCCTATAGACAATCTTACAAGTGCAACAAATGTGAACTATTTCCAATCCCACCAAACTTTGAAGTAGATCATATCATAGAACTACACGATGGCGGTGAAGACATAGCTGAAAATTTACAGGCTTTGTGTCCAGCGTGTCATAAACTTAAAACTAGGCTAAATAGACTGAGGAAAAATAAAATATTTCAGGCAGTCGTCCAAAATGATTATGAATCATTCATACCAACCACAGAACCAAAAGAACAAGTTTTTAGTAAATATTTTAGAAAACGCCAAAGACTAGAATAAATCCTACATAACATTATCATTACCTATATAACATATATTGTAATTTTAATATATGCTTATTTGTGGTATTGATCCTGGAATTAAAAATCTCGGTTGGGCCATTTTTGACACAAATACAAATTCTTTTAAAAGTTTTGGTCGATATAATCTATTAAAAGATCAACCAAAAGATAAACATACAAAATATACATTTTTAGTTAAAACATTTATTGATGCGACTAATGAAGTTTTTGATTCTGTTGATTTAGTTTGTATAGAAATACAAATGGTTGCCAAATTCAAAGTCATAGCAGCTGCTTTTGAATGCTTTTTCTGGGGAAAATCCAGAATGGTTTCCCCAAGATCTGTGAGATGCCATTTTGATATTTCAACAGGGAATTATGCCAAAAATAAAAAAGCATCTATCAATATTATTCCTACTTTAAATATACCGACGTCGAATAAACAACATTTTGAGAGTTTTGATAATAAAAAACGTGATGATGTTGCCGATGGTATGTTACTTGCATTATATTGGGCAGAAAAAGGAATGGCTCTCGAAACCCAAAGGGCTACAAAACGCCGAAGACTATATAAACATTAAAAATAATAATAACATGTTACAATATTTCCTCGCTGTTTTTTGTATTTTGTGGACCTGGCAAACTTGGAAGAATGTCATTATTTTTCTGACTATGCCGTTGAAACTCATGATTAAAATAATCCCCTTGACCTTTCATTTTATAAAGACAGGATATACAAAATGCGCCGATATGGTTAAAAACTCTAACATACAAACTAAGGAGACCACCGAGGATACCTAATGTTTCGTAAATATTCGTATATGAATGATACTGGTGCAAAGCATAAGCCATTAAACCTCCAGCACATATCGAACCCCCAATTTGTTGACATCTAGTGAAAACAAATTGGTATTGTTTTCTAGTTAATTCGTCTTCAGCTATAACTACCAAATCTTCATAAGTAAGTTTCCGTTGGTGCATTCGTTTGGCCATCCAAGGATACATGTTAAACAAAATATATGTACAAGTAACAGAAGCAGGGATAATATAAACTGGACCGCGACATACATCAATCATAAGTAACGACAATAGTAACAATATAAAACACCATGAAATAATTTTTACAAAACGCATCTATTCATTTAACATCCATAGCCTAAATACTTCTATCTTTAACTAACTTCACCATCGAAAGAGTCGCTAATGTTTCGTTTAATAATTTAGACCGATCGCTCAAGTCCTTATTTGTTTTTGTCCATTGGAAAAAAAAACGTTTTAACCAAGAGGACGTATGTGTTCCAATCGGTTCCGTTGATGATTTATATCGGACAATGCGTTTAAACCGGTGCTCAATACCTTCTAATGCTGCCAGCCTGGTTTCAGTTTCAGTTAAAATCAATGCGGCGCCTTTTAAGGCATCATCGTCTAAAACATCTACACCTCTTAATGTTTTAAGCGAACCATCTCTCAACAAAGACGACTTTTCTTTAATCAAATCAATGTTATGTAACCATTCTGATATTTTTTTAAGAATTGTTTCCGTATTTTTTGGTTCTAATATAACCACAGTACCACTCTGGTCTGTTATATCCAACAATTGTGTAATTAAAGCCTTATATTGATTTCTTTGTTTTATTAATCGGGCCAAATCTTTCGCAATTATAGATACTCTTTGTAATGAAATAATTTCAGGATCTTCTATTTTTTTAGCATTTTCATATTTTGCTTTCTTTTTAGGTGGCATTTTGTACTAGAGGACCGTGAACTAAATAGACATTTCGCGAGATCATGTTGGATCAGCCGTTTGAGATCTATTTGGTTTGATATTTTTGACCAAACCTATACATAATAATGGTACAATGTCAAACGCATTACATAATAACATCAACTTCCATAAATTCGCAAAATTTGTAGAAGAGACACCAAACATTGAAGTAAACATGGATCCCCACTCAGAAGACACCACATCCCCAAAATTTGTAATCGACATCAATAAAGCATATAATGTTCCCTCCACTCCCACTGGACATACACGAGCACCCAACACAACCATAGGCATACTAATAAATTGACCCACTAATGTCAATACAATTCTTTCGATCAAAGCAAATACGAAGTCAGGAATACCTATGACACGATTCGTATGGAATACCAATAATAATAACGTATTTTCCAATATAAACGATAACAACAATGCCCAAAAAAATATTTTGGGAAACGATACTTCACGAAGCCATCTCTTGTAAATCAAAGTACCCACAATTGAAACCACATAACCAAGCACGTCTAACATGCCAAACTCATTCGGCGTAAACCCTAACTTACGCTCATAGAAATAAGTCATGACAGAACCATAACCAGGCGTCACTGTTAATAAAAATAAAAACAACGCTGGTTTATAAATGATAGGCTTTTTGACAGCGGACCATAGTCTAGAACTAGTTTCCCTCCAATCGGTATGTTCACGCATAGCAGAATCCGGAATAAAATTTGAAACAATGGCAATAGCAATGGGCACCATAGCATTCAATAAAAATACTCTTACAGAACCAAGCCAATCATAAGCTAATGCCCCCAAACCAGATGCTATTAACCCACCTATAAAACGCATAATCCAAGCCCATGATTGGATAGTTCCTTTATCTTTTTCAGGCTCGTCTCTCGCAGCAACAACCAAAAGAGAATCTGCCATCACGTCCACAAAACATAACCCAGCAGAGGATATCGTCATCACCAATGTGATCAAAAATTCATCATGCGGTACAAATGGCAATAAAATCCACATAAAACAAGACACATAAGACATTATAACCATATAAGGACGACGCCTAAGACCAAACAATGGATAAGAATCAGAAATAAATCCATAAATAGGCTTCATACACCAAGGAATAGCAACAACTCCAAATATAGCAGCCATTTGTGCTGGAGATACTTTTACATCTTCCATCATCCAATAACGCATAGCTACTGAAGGAAATTGAAAATTAAAACCTAACAAAAGATAAAACAATAATAAAGGCAAATGTTTCATTTATTTTTTACTACTAGACTCATATACATCTTTTCTAATTTGATTTGGGGATTTTAAAAACGTTTCCATTGAATAAGACTTTGTTTTTCCATCAGTATAATAAATTGTACCCGTTGTTTCACATTTCACCATTTTTACGACAGACGTTATCTGCACTGGCATTGAATCAATATGCTGCTTATACATATTCTAATATAGACAACAAAAACTTATATACTGTTTTATTCACAACTACCTATACACATTAAACATATATTACAGGGACCCAACTCTGAATCGATTAAAGTATAACGGCCAAATACCTTTTTGGACCACATACGTTCTCTTATTCTTCTCTCGCGCCTCATAAAGCGAATATATCGTCTCAAAAATCTCCTCATAATCATCTTAGACACGTACTGACGTTCTGCATTCTTTAATACCTTTAATATATTCATATAATTGTTCAAACGCTTTTCAGCTTTATATACAGATGCAGGTGTTCCGGTCTCGTTCTGCATATCTGAAGTAATATCTACCATGCGTTTCAAGCGCGTGGCAAACTGAATAGTAGCTTCAGAACCTATTTGGCCATTTAAACATACAAATGGATTAATACCAAATTGTATCAATTCAATAATCGTATCTTTATGACCACCCAAAATGGCCGACCACCACAAAATTTCCAAGTTTAATCCGTAATCTACCATTTAATAATTACGGATTCTATTTATACGCTGTAAATGGAATCCGTACATTCATCCAATGTTGGATGTGATCAAACTTTGCAGGTAAACGAACAATCCATGGACACCATACATGGATCAATACATAAGTTATCAAAATAATTCGAGGTGCCAACAATACAATCAAAAAAGCAGTACAATCGAAAATAAAACGAAATGATTTCATTCTCAAAATGCACCTATATAATATATACACATGTATGTAAAAAAAATATGTTTCACACTTTTCAACTAGCTGAACCTGAAAAATCTCCAGAGTACAAAAAATGGTTCGAAGCGCACATTGCTGCGATCAATAAAGAACAAGCATATGACATACTCGCTAGTGACGTCATGTATGATAGTATCAAGGTTCTGAACCAAAAGTCCCGGAGATTTAAAAACCAAATTAGAGATTTAAGAGAAAGAGAGCAACCGATAGATACTTCTTCCTGCAACGATATAGAAAAAAAAATAAAATCATGGCTAACCTACAAAGGAAAATACACTGAGCAAAACATGAAGAAAGGTGCCAGGAAGAAGTTCTTAAAAAGCAAAACGGAAACCCTCAAAGACTCCCTAACAATAATATCTGGCATGAACCAAGATATACATATATTATATGACAAACACGGACTAAATATAGACATTAAAAATGCACTTGTGAATTTACTTGAAATATACAGAACGACGGCGGTCGATTTGACACGGCTTAGAGATGCATTTGACGAAATCAAAAAATTTAAGGACAATGTTGCCGAATTAAAAGACAAGGTTGTCGAATTAAAAGCCATAAAGGATGCACAATAAAAAGCTGAAAGAAATGCTGCAAAAGCGAACTAATTTCATTCTCAAAACGCATGTATATACATTATATACATATCCAGGTAAAAAAAGAAAGAAACAGACTTCAAGAGTTGTTTTGATCTAGAAAAAAAAAGAAATTCATTGGATATATCGCTATAAATAGTCAATGTATATGTAAGTGTATATGTGATGGATATCGAATCTATTAAAAAAAGACATGCTATACGACTGGCCAAAGCCAAAGAAACGAAACTAAGAATTGAACAAGATACATTAGCTACAATGATTCAAGAAAAAAAACCTTCTGAAGAAATTCGTTCGCAAAAAATAATTATACTTGGTATTTTAAAAGATATACGAAACATTCTAAAAGATAATAATATAAATATTAAAACATTTTTTTAATAATTAATTTAAAGTTCTTGTTTAGATTTCTTATGTTTTAGGACAGATTTGACTAGTCCAATGTTAGAACTCTTGGTCAAATCGGCAATATCCTCCCCTTTCTTGGAAGAAAGACCCTGGTACTCCGTCTGAAGTTTCTGGACTTTTTGGCTAAAAGACTCCTCGATCTCTTTCAATGTGCGTTCATATTTGGAAATTTTATTCTCCAAATCGTCCTCTGTCTTTTCGAGCAATTCGCTAATGGTGGACTTTTGATCATCGTCGCAATTTTCAAGGGTTGCACCATTACATGCGGGCTTTAACCCTGATGTAAACGTTTGAAGTGTGGCCAAATCGCGTCCGCCCTTATAAGCCTCAAGATTAGAGGGATCTCCGTACTTGATTGTTGGAAATCCTTGGACGCCAACTTCATCGCAAAGAGGCTTACCAGCTCCGATACAATCCACATCGGCAACCAAAACAGTTGCTGATGACGAAAATTCCTCCATGAGGCTATCCCATGCGGGCTTCATAGCTTTACAATGGCCACACCATGGTGCAAAGAATTTTACAAATACAGTTTTTCCAGAAGTTTCGGAGTCCCAAGTGTCTGGAGTCAATTCAATGGCACTTCCGGTGAGAGCTACAGTTGCGAGTACAATACTTTTGAACATTTTATGAAATAAAAAAGGTTCAAATAGTCTTTTTCATAAAAAATTTGGATTTTAAAATAGTCTCTTATTTAGGTACTATGTTTAATATTATATGTCTATTCTTTTAGCTTCAAAGATTCATTATTTCCGCGCGCCTGTTACAATAGGTCCGTCATCCGTTTCCATGCAATCTTCCTGGAAACATGTAAAAAACCGAACGGCAAGGCAATACGAAACAGATGAAAAGTTATTAGGACTTGTTAGAATAGGAAACTGGTCTCAAAATTATAAGGCTAAAAATATGTTATGTACATTAGATTGGTTATCCTACAAAGAAGATGAACGTAATCAATATTATATTGAATTAAGATGTGAACATATACATACAGTTAATGTATCGGAAATGCCCCAAATATCAGAACATATACATAAAATGATAAATCAAAACGGTTTTATTCTTAAAATACATCAGATATTTCAACAAGCGCATCCGGGCGAGGGTTCAGATTCTGGGACATGTGGTAATGCTGGCAAAGATGGTGTTAACCAATCAGACTGATGGACCGTTATAGAGTCCTCAATTTTTGTAAAAATTTTATGTATATTTTCTCCAGTCTTAGCAGATGTATGTATGTGGTCAAATGAATGGCCCCGAGTCCATTCAGACACGGACGAATCACAAAATGGAGTTATATCCACTTTATTTGAAACAACTATAATTACAGGAGTATGGCGCGCGGGACATTTATCTACAATTTCTTTTCGCCATTTCTCAAGGTCATTCTCCACGCATGATTCAGCCACATCATGCACTAATACAAATACATGACCACGCATAAAATAAGAAGAAGTTAACGACATAAACCTCTCTTGACCACAGGTATCCCATAAAGATATGTCATATTTACCAATATTAAGTTGAATATAATCAACAGCGATCGTAGAGACATGTTTATTTATATCTTCATTCATACGACTCTTTATAATAGAAGTTTTTCCGGCACCTACAGAACCTACAAAAACTACATTAAAACGCATTTATGTTTATATTTTAATAATTTATATAGTCATATGTATTTTTTTTATCCATTTCCGGTAGGTATTTTTTTATATCCATTTCCGGAATAACATATGTTCCATATACAACATGCGAAACATGATAACAACATGCCCAATATATATAATAAAAAAATCCAGGCCACAATCCTTACCGTTGTTATACTCGTCCAATGACTACATTTTTGAGGTCTGTAATATAAATCTGTCAGTGCCAATTCTCCACCACTATAAAAAAAAATATCCATCATACACAAGTAGTCCATATGCCATGACATAAAACGTTCTTTATCCACACCAAACAATATATAGCGCGGCATCCAAATAGAACGTATAGGAGTATCAAAATGGGTAGAAGTAATTGTTATATTTGCATTCTGAAGGGGTTCCATCATCTTTTTGTCATAGACCTCCACCAAAACATTACTGCGGTTTTGTACCAAATCAACTAATTTTGGAAGACTATTCAAATTAGAAGTTTTCATATCAACCCATAGTCCCCCAGGTAAATCTAATCTTATTAAATCTGAAAGCGTAGATGTTGCAAGGTACCAATGGTCATGATGCATCCAAAAACTTTGAGTCGCATCATGCCAGTGAACATCAACTTCAATACCATCAAATATTTCAGCCGCCAAACGACACGCATCTATATCGTTTTCAGGGTATTTTGATTGACGACAACGATGGGACCATATCTGACGCTCTGCAAACGCAGAGACAAATATTAATAATAATAAAAACATCTGATAAAAATATGAAACATTTATATAGACAATATTCAAATCACTAATCTCAATAAACTTTTAGAAATTACAGGACATGTAATTACGGTCTTTTAAATCTCATCTTGAAATTTTTGTAGAATTCTCTTGAAATTTTTGTAGTTCTTGAAATTTTTGTAGAAGTTCTTGAAATTTTTGTAGAATTCTCTTGAAATTTTTTAACAAGTTCTTGAAATTTTTGTAGAAGTTCTTGAAATTTTTGTAGAATTCTCTTGAAATTTTTTAACAAGTTCTTGAAATTTTTGTAGAAGTTCTTGAAATTTTTGTAGAAGTTCTTGAAATTTTTGTAGAATTCTCTTGAAATTTTTGTAGAATTCTCTTGAAATTTTTGTAGCTCTTGAAATTTTTGTAGAATCTCTTGAAATTTTTGTAGAATTCTCTTGAAATTTTTGTAGAATTCTCTTGAAATTTTTGTAGAATTCTCTTGAAATTTTTGTAGAATATGGATCCCATATGGTTTATATATTTCTCGGACCTATAAAACGAATGATAATATTATTATATGACATGTCGAATTTGCTATGAGGACGAGCCAACAGATAAATTAATATCTGTATGTGCATGTAGTGGCACATTAGAGTTTGTTCATGAGGAATGTATTATTCAATGGATAAGAACAAGTCATAGATCAACCTGTGAGATTTGTCATGAACGATATAATATTTCACCTATTTTTTATTCAATTAGTGGGATAGTATATACTTTATTTGGGATTTTTGTAGCTATTTCACATGCAGCTTTGCTTCAAAATCAAGTGGATCAGTTTCCAGATGATTTTTACTCCGTGATTATATTAGCTGCTATGGCAAATGCATTACAATTTTCATTATGGTTACTAATTAAAAAAGAAGACATATTAATATTATCTGTGTGTGTCCCTCTATGGTTTTGTGCATATTTACCTTTAACATTCATATTTCACAACAGTTCTAGTGTTTTTGGACTGAAACTATTTTCGTGGATTCCCACTACTATATTTTACATGTGTTTGGCATTTGTATCGTGGTCTCATATACGACCAAATTAAAGTTTCATTCCAAAAAGTCTGGGATGTTTTTTATGGGGACGTCCGGCCTTCCATTGATAATAATGTTTTAATTCTCCCCAATCTGTTTGTTCTTTTAGACCGAAACGTTTCATAGGTTGGTCTAAAATTCCTGGATGTACATTTAATTTAAACAGTAAATATTTAGACCTTTTATTATATTCCACCTGACATTTTGTTGCGATGAGATCGTATAAAATATTTGCACATTCATTTCTAGTATGATTTTCGTCGAATAATTTTCCCCCAGTTTCTTCTACAGCTTCCCTCACTGCTGTATCGACTTCATTTTTATCCGCCGCATCCGTCTTGCCGCCAATGTCTTCAAAACGGTTGTTAATATTTCGAAATAGTCTTAGACATCTATTGTTTGTATATGTACAAACTAAAATACCTGCTGCTCTTACGGGGTTGCCGTTATACTCGAACGTAGGCCTGTCGGTCATTTTAAATCAACGAAAGATCTTAAATAGATTATTTAGGCGAATCCTCTGATTTTTTGGGGAGACCATTTACCTTAAAATTTTCGTATTTTTTCTTTTTTTCGTAACATTCCTTGTAGCATATTCTATATCTGCCGAATGCCGTCACTTTAGTAACGCTCCAGTAGGCCAAGCACTCATATCTACAATCTTCCTTCCAACTTTGTTTTAATGCTGCTGAAGGTTTCAACATTTTTAATATTTAGAGAATAACTTAAATACTCATACATTAAGAAATATCTCTATTTATTTCTCCTCGCATTTAGAAATATGGAACAAAAACTCTTGAATGCTGCCGGGCTCCAGCCTTCAGGACGCCTTTCCGACACTCCAACGCGTTTTTATAGTGGTGCGAAAGGCCCTTGGTTCAAATTAAGCAATTTGTACCAATGTGATGTCACTGTAGATGGGAAAACGTTTCCTTCTGCCGAACATGCATATCAAGCGCTTCAAAAAATTCCAGAAAATCATTTGGTACATTGGTTGAAAGGTGGCCTTTATTCAAACTGGCAACATGTTTATGAAGTCCTTGGAAAGCCATATGATCCAGAAAAGGGAAACAAATTTCAAAAAAAGAACCAGGTGGGAATATTGGCCATCATGGTCATGAGAAATCACGAAAAATTCGGTATCGCAAATCTAAAAGAGCGCAACGATGCGTTGTCCATATCTTATGAAGATAGATGGAAACCAATTTTTGCAGGAAAATATGCTAATCCAGAGTTGCGTCAAATATTATTGCAAACATCAGGGGAATTAATTGAATTCAAAAGAGGGGGTCATAAAGACATGCTTAAAGCATACAACGCTGCCATTTTGGAGGGAGAAACGCCTACCTCTGCGAATGCAATCGCACAAAGAGCTGTTGTATGGGGCGCGTTTAATTACGATGTCCAAATAAAAAGGGGAAAAGAAATAATAGATATTCCTGAGGAATTAAAAAGTACAATATGGGGGCAAAATGTTACTGGAAAGAATCTTACTCTCTTCAGGGACGAATTAAAAGCATTGAAACGGCGCCATGAAGAAGAGAAAGATGGGACAGTCGTCTATAAAAACCCGAGGGCTACATACAAACAATATATTTTAAATAAAAACTAGAAATATTATTTTTTAAAGTAGATTTTTTTTAGCTTTTGTAAATTCGTCTTTGCTTAGCAGACCATCTTTAAACATTTTCCCGAGTTCGATCAGTTCGCGCGCCATATTCTTGTGACTGGAGCTTGATGGTGACGGCGGTACGGGTCCACGCACTTCTGCAATTCGACGAGCTGCTTCCCGTTGTTTCGGACTTAGAACTTTAACGCGTGTCTCGGCATTTCGTCGTGCCTGTGTTCTTTTTTCGGCCGCCTCTTTCTTGAGAGTATTCAGAAATTGGAGATGTTTCTCTTTGATAACGTCTGCCAGTGAGAATGTCTTATTGGCCTGTCCAGTGAGGCGCAGTTTAATGTAGTAACGTTCACCTTCGGTGTCGTGTCCAGAAATAGTTGCACTCGAAATAAGCCCTGGTTCATACGAAAATACTTTATGGACGACTAGTTCTTTGAAAAGGCCCTCGCGCTCACAGTGTCCCTTCAGTTGATTGTGATATTCTTCTGGTAGACGTTTGATCATCGTGGTGGTGTCTTTGAAAACTAGTTTGTTTCCATTTAATGCGATGATAATGTGGCTCGATCCAGGAATAAGTCTCTGGCATCCGTGCATAGACATCTCTGCGTATTTATCTGTCTTCGCCCATTGTTTTGGAGAGCGGGCGAATTGGAGTGTGACTTCGACGCGCGCAGTATCTACTACGCCCATGATTCCAGCAATGGCCTGAAACATATGTTCTTTGGACACATCGGCATTGTATGTATGGCTACCTTTCTCGCCCTGTCCATAATGTTTGTTCATGTGCCATTGAATGCTATGTTCTGCTGTGGTGACTGAAATGTCACGAGATCCGGGAAATAGGTAGTCGGGATTTTCCTCAAACCATTTTGCAAACTTGATCAGAAGTTGTGGAGAGACATCGCGAATACGTCCGTGTGATACCTTTTCATTTAGAGCCTTCCAACGGTTGTATGCGCCCCTATCGCCACAAAACTTTTCATGAATAAGTTTTTCCTCCTTTTCGTGGCGTTTCTTAGAAGCAATGCGGCGCTGTTCCGATGAAATAACCGAAGACCACATAGAAAGCTGTCTAAACATAGATATAAGTTCTATATCTGTCTTGCGTTCGTCTGGGAATTCCGCGTAATGGGACTCTAGAGAGAATTTCGCACCGTCTAGACCTATCTGTAGACAGCGTGCTTCCACAGCAGCAGCATTATCACGCTGTTGCTGGCGCATATGATGCCAAACATATTTGACAAATTCTTCTTCCATCTCCGAGTTAGTGACAGAGCTTTTCTTTTCGACGCACCACTGGTTTATGCCTTCCATCATATACTCTGTAGTCACGCGGTTCGCCGAAAGGCCTTTCTGAAGCTTTTTAAGCGCTCCTTTTACCGCGCCGTTCTTTTTATTTTCTATTTTGATAATAAGACTGTCCTTCACATTTACGTATGACTGAGCCATACGCCATGTACCATTTTTCCAAAAATATTTGGCAGGAGCAGACTTGGCGGCGGCTGCGTAGGATATCTTTGAAGCCCCGCCACTACTCTTACTTTCTCCGCTTTTGTCCATAGATTGGATTGGCGATGATGGTGGTGCGTTTGGGAAGCTAGAATTGTTTGAAGCACTGGCTGATGCTGAAGACATTTTATTCTGAATGCTCTTAAATATATAGGGTGTATTTTATTATAGAATATGTTTAAATTAATAAGATTTCTATTTAAATATATATCCGTTAATCACATAATTTGATCTTAATCTTTTTTTAGTTAAATAGAAATATAGAAAGTAGTAAAATATCGAGGTATGAATACCAAACAGGTTCAGCGTTCAAAGAAATCTGTGGTGAGGGTGATGGGAGTTCATCGCGGGCTCAATTTCAAAGAGCCTTACCGCCAATCGGATGATATTGAATTTGGAGGTACCGCTTTTTTTGTAGATCCGTGTATTTTCGGTCATTCTTTTCCAATAGACGTTAAAAACAAACGTTTCGCTTTGACGAATTTCCATGTCGTCGATGAACTATTCAAGCAAAAATGTTATTTGGGATATCCTGAAAAGGGTAAATCGCAAATATCTGCTTCTGTTGTATTTGTGGTTCCAGAATTGGATGTGGCTATTTTAATGGTCGACCCAAGTGAAGATCACCCACTTTGGTTTGACAGTGAATCGGTCGCTTCTTTTATGAAAGGTATTCCTAATTTGGCTATTAACGAACGGTCAGTAAAGGGTAATTCCCAAAACGTAGTCGCTATTGGATTTCCAAATCTTTCAAATGACTATCAGTTATGCGAGGGATGTATATCGGGCCGGGGACATTCAATGCTTCAAATTTCTATTTCGTTAAACGGTGGAAACTCTGGAGGACCATTGCTTTTGAACGGGTACGTTGTGGGTATATGCACAGCATCTGTGTATGGTTCCGAAGCTCTCGGATTGGCTGTTCCTATTGCCCAAGCCATCCAATTCTTTAAACATTGGGCAGATTTTGCTAATATTATTTTGCGTCTACCAACATGGGGCGTATCTACACGTGTCATTACAGACGACTATTTGGATTATTTTGACATAAGTTATGACATGAAAGGGTCTGGTATTCACAAATTCGTTCCAAACAGTTGTATTCAAAACGCAGGATTGGTTGAAAACGATATAATTCTTAATATTCGGTCTTCCAGGAAAGATTACCCTGTCGATAATTTTGGTCTGGTTTCTGTAGAATGGACAGACAAACGTGTTAAATTCGATAACAACGAATTTCTACTGTCTTTAAACCCAGAAAATATTACATTCGATATATTTGAATGGAAAACAAAGAAAATTAAACGTAGAATTGTGGTACGGCCGAAATACATTGATTATAAAGTACGGACTATGTATCATTGTTGGGAGACGGTTGATTATTGTGTTCTTGGTGGTATTGTTTTTATGAATTTAACTAGAAACCATCTCGAATATGAAGACGAAGACGACTATGACGAAGACGACGAATGTGATGAGACTATGCCTTTAACTCACCATGTTCAAAAACATATGTATTTAAAGTCGGCAGTTATTGTGACACGCGTTCCTGCCCAAATACATGTTTCCGCAAATGCTCAAGTCTATGCCTTTGATCTCGTTAAAAAATGCAATGGTGAAGAAGTCGATAATATTCAACAATTTGAAAAAATGATTAAGAGTTGTGTTCAAAAATATAATAAAAATAAAACGACAGATAGTCAGTTTGTCGTTCTGGAAACAAGCAAAGATAAAATTTATTTGCGTTTAGAAACACTAAAAAAGCGCGAAGTCCAAGACGCAGAAGAAGAAAATTATCCAAGGAACAAATGTCAACTTTTGAAAATGTCTAATCGAAAGAAAAGGAAACATCTAAAAAAATAAAGTTAACAATTATATGATTATAAAATAGAATTTAAAATTTAAACAAAGATGTCATTTATTATTAATGCGGATGATTTGGGATATTCAGAACATAGAGATAATGGTATATTCGCCTGCTTTGAACATAAATCTATTTCAGCGGCTTCGTTGCTCGTCAATGGTCCGTCATCAAAAGTCGCAGCAAAAAGGGCAAAAACAGTAGGTTTGTGTTTAGGATTACACTTAAATTTGACAGAGGGCAAGCCTTTAACAGAGTCCATAGAACTTTTAAACGAAAAGGGTCAAATGTTTTACAAAGATAGTTTTCGACTTTGTAATATTTCCACTGGAGCCATCCAAAAAGAAACGCACGCTCAGTTCGAAAAATTTAAAGATTTGACTGGTAAATACCCAACGCATGTAGATGGTCATCAGCATATACATGTTTTGGATGGTATGCCTGAGATTTTGGCACCTATATTTAAACATTATGGTGTTTTATCTACCAGAATACCAGATGAAGATCTCACAGAAATAGATTGGATGGCTCCCAAAAGAAAACAAAAATACGAACTTCGTTTGGGAATATATGTTAGAGCCCGTTTAATATATATAAAACATGGTATACGCGCGCCCGCATGTTTTATAGGGCTTGGTCTTTGTGGTTTGGATACAAATGTGGAACGTATATCTATATGTAAGAAAAAAACCTTTGGAATTGTCGAGTTCATGGTTCATCCGGGATTTGAAGGCAAGCAGGAAGGAATGTTTAACGATCCTTTTGATTCGGATCCAGGTCGTTTTCACGAATTACAAACTCTTTTAACCGCCCCAAAACCAGCTAATTTGGTAGATTGGTCTATATATCAATAATGTGTGATTTATAAAGATGGAGAAGTTATGTTTGGATGTGTTGCATGTTTTTGAGTTGGTATATCTTCAATTGTGGGTGATTTGTATTGTAGTATTAAATCGTTTTTTTTGCAGATAGCTTCCTTAGCAATATCTGGAATACATAAACATATACATAAATCAAATATCATAATCCCTCCCGCTATACAAAAAAGTATTGTGGCTATAGTGGAATTTTTAGGAGGATTGTTTAAATATAGAATAAGGATGAATAATGACATGAGCAACGACATGATCCAGATCGTACTTCTGTATGTCATTTCTAATTTATAATTCTATATAAATATATCTTAATGCTAAAAAAATACATTTTTTACCCTATAAATGTGTATCGTTTGTTTTATAAATGAGACGGTCTATACTTTTTTTGTTGGTCACTGGAATCGTATTCTTTATTACTTTGATCGTATACATTATCACGTTTGTGACACATGATAGACTTCCAAAGACTGTTGGCAACTCGAATATTAAAATGAGTCCTGATGAATACGGATTTGGCCCTGATCGTCAGTTATTAATCTTTGAAGTAGACCATGAAAAAATTGAAATGAAAGATAAGATTTTTTCGAGAGTTACGATGTCCAATTTTAAAGATGGTGTTCTATACAAAAATGATACTTACACAGCAGGTATTGAAATAAAAGGATCTGGACCTTCTGTGAGACGAAAATTGAATTATGCATTTGAAATTTGGGAACCTTTAGATGATCCCGAGCCTTGTATATCTATTGAAACGTGCCAAGACAGCAAAGCTGAACTATTTGATTTTGGCAAAGATTATGAAGATTATGTATTGCGTGGAGGATATAATGAACCTACATTTATTAGAGATACAGTTGCAAGTAAAATGAAAGGAGGTGTATTGCAAACTACTTTGGTGGAAGTATTATTTAAACATTCTGGTGGATCTTATAGTTATGAAGGTGTTTATGTTCTATATCCTGCAATACAGAGACGTGTCCTTGAGAAAAGATTGGGTTGGGATAACAAGGGCAAAGCGAAATGTGACGACGAGCCTGGAATAGTGGACAATTCAGCGATGATTGGTGAATTTACTATTGAAAGTAGAGGTCGTAAAGCTCCTTGTTCTGAATTCGATTTGGATGTTAAGATGCGTTATCCAAAATGTGACATGGATAAATGTTTTTATAATCGTTTGCAGCATTTTTTTAGTGTTTTAACATTAAAAAACAAAACAGAAGTTGCTTTAAATATGGATTCATTTGTGGATACTTTTTTTACTGAAATGTTGATGCGTGAAGACGATTTTCCATATACTAGTCAATATTTTTATATATCACCCGATGACAATGTGTTAAACTCTGGCCCTCGTTGGGATTATGACAAGGAATTTTGGAGAGTTGCTCCTACATATGGTTGGGATTTATTTAATTTGAATTATTATGATCGGGGTCCAATGGACTTGTGGGTACATTTGGGAAAACACCAACCTTTTATTGATAAGGTCAATTCAGTTCGCGAATCCGTGGTAGATAATAACCTTAATGTCGTGAATGATATTATTTTTCAACGACGAAACGAATTGGCGCAAGGTTATTTCGATCGAAATATTGAAAGATGGAATATTTTTGGTAAAAACCCATATAGTTTTTCGAATAACATTCTGTATGCCGTATATGGAAAAAAAGCAGGCGCTAAATCCACCATGGAAAAGGAATTAAATAGGATAGAGGATTATTTCCATAAACGTTCGACATGGATGAAAAGTAATCCTTTAAAGGGATATAGTGTCCGAAATTTTAACTTTACGCGCATTATTATTGGATATTTATCGCCTTTGATATTAACATTCGTTGCATTTTTCATCGCCGCTGAATATGTGATATACAAAAGATTGTGTCGTTCAGACAAACAAATGGAAAAGGGTAATTCAAATGAATTAGAGATACTTGTTGCTAAACACAATGATCCAATAGATAATATAATGTTTTAAAAAAAATATTTAATAAAATTTAGAAATAATTTATGAATAATTTATGAATAATTTAAGAAAGTTGGCCTCCTACACGGTATTTCTCGTATTCCATGTCCTTGAGGAACGCATTCTCTCCGTTTCTGACCGCTCTACAGCCTGGGTACACGTTAGGTCCCCAATGGCCCGTATTCAAGGTAATCTTGGTGTAAGATTTCTTGTTCGCGTCATATGAAAGTTGATGTCCTTGGAAGCATACAGTGTTGAGGTGTCTTACTGGTGAAAGGAAAGTTTCACCGGCAGGGGCGCCATAGTTCTGAAGTCTGTCAAATCCAAGCGCGCTCGAATATTTTGCAGCACATGGATAATGTGGGTTTGAATTATCTAATGTCGAGTTGTTCAAGTCCAATGTTTGTGAGCTGTAGTGGCCTGTAATATCCAAAGGATTCTGAATAGCGGCTTCTCCAGCGGGGATCCAGAGCGGAATAATATCATGTGTAAATCTATCCTCTGCCAACTGTGCACTGAAAGAACCTTCTGTGGGGTTATCTGCACTGGTAGCGCCCGGGAATACATTTGACCCTTCGCCACCAACATAGCCTGTTGAGAAAATATCTTCTGCTAAAATAATGTTCTTTGGTTGTTTCACAATTGATTTGTGGTAGAAAGTGTAATGACCGATGTGCACCTTGTGGATGACATCATCTGTAAGCATAAAGTCGTGATGACCGTGTGCGGTAAACCCTGTTTCGAGGCCTCCTTTCATTAACACGGCCGAAGCCATATTGTATGTCTGGAATGGACGCAATAGAAGCACGGTACCTTGACCATTATGTTGAATATTGGCAGCCTTTGCGTTTTCGACGGCTTTGGCTTTGCATTCAGAATACTTGAGGCGAATAAACTGATCATCATCCATCGAGTAAACAAATATATCTCGGTTGTCTTCACCACCGACGTCTGCGGCATCTGGGAAAACAAAGTATTCACCAATCTGACGCTCTCTCACTAAAAGGTCGCGAGGCTCTCCGATGAAATCGATATCAAATGGACGAGTCTCGAACACTTTACTGCCACGGAAAGTCAAAAGGTTATCGGGACCCTTCTCGAGGTTGGCTGCAGCGCCTGCGCCCTTGCGGTAAAACTCAACTTCTGCTGACGGTACCATAGTCACGTAAATGGACATCTTTGATGGAAGAATCCATACATTTGGACGGACGCCTTCGTATTTCATCTGGTCCTTCAATTCCGCATCTAAAATATAGAGTCCACGCTCCTGTTTCTGCACGACAGCCCAACGACGTCTTTGCTTGCGCAAGAGCTGGCCTGGACGAGTCACAACAGTGCCATGTTGGCGCTCCCACTCTTTGTAGTGGTTCTTGCTGGTCAGGAGAGCATGAATGACGCCGTGGTAGGCGGTCTCGTTGACCGAATCGACGATCTGGCGAAGATTCATAAGGTAATGCTGGCGACCTTGGTCAGTTTTATAGAAACCGTGTTCGATAATGAACGCGAGGCCTCTTCGAACCAATCGATCTGACCTAGATTCGCGCTCCGCAGTTACATAGCGAGGTACGCCTTGATGCGGTTCCAAATCCATCAAAGTCTTGTTAAAACGGAAAATATCCCATTTAACGGATAAATCTTGCGTAAGAACCCATGGGAGTACATCCGACGTGTACCAGTCATCTTCCTTGGTAATAAGGTAGTCGAGTACAGTCTCAAGGTGCTTGTTCTTACCCTCGTAAGCCTTGGGTAAATTATAAGTCTCATGTGCGAACTTATCTTCGGCAAGCATTTTTTGATATTGTGGTTCGACCGAGCCAAAGAATGGCCCAAGTGCGTGATTAGGAGATCCGTCTCCAACTGATTTGAGTCCTGATGAGTCTTCGTATCCTGCCATGTTTATAGATTTTTCGGCGCGACTTATATACTGTATTTTATTAATCAAAAACGCAAAAACTGTTTTTACAAAATATTTTTTTTAGTATATATGTTTGAAAAAGTAGGTATATGGGCGGCACTCTCTCCGCAAAAACTTTTGAAACCGTATTCGGGTCTTTCGATTGGATTTGGAAATCTTTCCACCAAGAAACAGCTATATTAATCTTGGGTTTAGATGCTGCCGGGAAAACAGCTTTATTATATTCTTTACAACTAGGTGAGGCTATCTCTTATACAATACCTACTATAGGGTTTAATATAGAGGAGATACAAATCGGAAATTTGACGATTAAGATGTGGGATTTGGGCGGTCAAGATAAAATTAGAGCATTATGGCCGCATTACTATCAACAATCGCATGGTATCGTGTTTGTAGTAGATAGTAATGATTCGGATAGATTTGATAAGGCATGTTCTGAATTACATGCTGTTATTTCACATAAAGACAATGTAGGTAAACCATTGGTCGTATTATGTAATAAACAAGATTTACCAATGGCCGTCTCAAAAGAGGTTATCATAGAACATTTAAAATTGAACGCGATTAAAACTTCAGAATGGTTCGCTATTGAATGTTCTGCTACGAAAAACCAAAGAGCAAAAATTGGTCTAGAATGGTTAGCAAAAAAAATATAAATATAATATATTCTTTTTTAAAATAAAATTTGATAAATATGTAAATAAAAATAATATGGATTCTTTAACGCCCAATTCGGTAAAACAAGCGATTCAAGACCCAACATTCCACCAAAATAAATCACAATTTTGGAAAATGTTATGTTTTTTATTTACGGACTATCAAGATAAAAAGGTTTATAATCATATAGATAATATTACCTTTTCAATGATTATGGAACAACTTCATGTGGTTATGGAAAATACCGAAGAATATTCTACGATAGCATCTAATAAAAACCTTATAAAACATGTATATTATGCAGGATTAACACAAACGAAAGGTCATAATTCACTGACTCGGTGGCAAGCGACAGAGAAAACAACGACTTTGCAGGCTTTCCATTATATTTACAAGCAACTATTCCATATGAAATTGACATTGCCTACATTTGGTAAAGTAGGAGACGACTTTAAAAATTAGACTATAAATGTTATTTTATTTATATAAAATGTGGACATCATCACAATCAGCTTTACTAGGTAAAAACACTGTATATTCCTATGTCCATAAAAAGAACAAATTAAGAGTTATTTTATGTCCAGTCGAGGGCGCCTCTGTGACCGCTTATATGAGAGCGGTACATGCCGGATCTAAGGACGAAGCTGCTACAGTGCCACAAGGCGCAGCTCATTTTATAGAACATATGTCCTTCAGAATCCAAAATGGTAAAATATGGTCTTTGGCGTCCAAAGGGGATATCATTAATGCCGAAACGAATATGGATTCTACAAGATTTTATGTTGTTCATTTACCTGAACAAACGGAGGAAACGATACAAATTGATTCGGCAAGGTTTAAAGAGCCAAAAGTACCAGCCAGTAAAGTATCTACTGAAATGAAAGCTGTTTTAAATGAATTGGAAAGAGGCCAACGTGCTGGAAATGCTATGTTCAGAACAACATCTTCGGTGGCTATATTGGAACATCCGTATCACCATTCTACCATTGGAACGAGAACAGCAGTTTCAAATACAAAAGCTACTGATATGGAACATTTCAGAAGAAAGTTTTATGTTCCAAATAATACGACCTTGATATTTACTGGAAAAATTGAACCCAAAAAACTTATGCAAATGGTAGATAAATATTTCGGCGATATTGAAATGGGTACAGATTGTCATCCCGTACATAGTCCAGAACCAGTACAGACAGGTAGAAGATCTATTGAACTTAAAATGCCAGCAATATGTCCGATGGTGTGTATGGCATTTAAAGCTCCTCGAGGTTCGTCCAAAGATTCATTAGTGTTACAAGTGATTGATCGTTTAATCAATTATAATTCTGAAGGGCGTGGTCAACAATATGTCACGGATGGAACATTTCATGACATCGATACGTACTCTCCTAGACATTTTGATCCATATTTATGGTTTTTCCACGCGACACATGAAAAAACCTCCGAAAATATAAGATCTCAAAATGAAAAGAAGATGGTATCCGTACTACAATCCTTTCAAACGCACAAAGTACCCCAAATGAAATTAAACAAGATAAAAAATTCTATTATGGACGATTGGAATCGTTCTACAGAATCTGTTCAAGATTTAATGACTATTATTGGACATTCTGTTTCGATGGGCAATTGGAAAGATTTTGAAAGTAAACTTGTTACATTAGAATCTATCACACCGCAAGACATTCAGACTACTGCTCATAAAGTGTTTAGACCAACAAATATGACAATAACTCATGTAATACCAGTAGCAAAACATATGGAATTGCAAAAAGCAGAACCTATGCTTGAAAAAAAACATGAAATCTCACCTGGGATTGATGATTTGCCAGAGTTTGATTCAAAAGAACATTGGTCAGTCAGTAAAATTTCCCCGACGATGCATTTCATACAATCAAGCCGTGCTTCTTATTTGAGAGCTACAGTATCTGCACGTTTCTCTCCGGCGGAGCACGATACAGCTTCTTTATTAGTAGCTTCTATGGACTATCCGTCTAAAATTAATAATGCGAATAAACTTTCTAAATTTCATGCCGTTCGTAATTTTACACACGATCATGAATTTATCCATATGCAAATGGAATTACCAATAGATACTCATTCTATAACGAATGGAGCTCGTATTATGTTTTCAAAAGATTGGCTGGACCCCCGTTTCGAAACACAGACCATTGAAATGCATAAAAAACATATTATAGCCGAATTAAAATCAAGGCCAAAGAATCAGAATTGGAATGTGAAAAGGCATTTTATAAATGCTTTGTTTGAACAAACGCAATATAATATTCCAATTCGAGATAGAATTCAACGTATTTCGGATTTAAATGTGTATAATCTTCAAACATTTCATAATAAATTTCTAGTGAATAATGATTCGACATATGTTACCATTATCGCACCTGATCATACCACTGCGAATATATTGCAAACGCAATTGCCCGTCCATGAAAATGTACCACATCAAACACTTTCGTGGACGGCAAAACCCAGGAAGGCGTCTTCTTACAAACAACATTTAGATGGTTATGGTTCCACGGCCATTATGATGGGACAAACAATTTCTAAAACAATTTCTTATAAAGAAAAAATGGCTCTCAAATGTGCGGCAACAATTTTAGGGGGTGGTATGACGGGACGCTTGATGCATACAGTAAGAGAACAAAAAGGACTGGGTACATATGGTATTTATGCCGTATTACAAACGGTTTCAAAAAAAACAGATCCCATTATATGTGTTCAGGGGACATTTAGCCCTGCTTCTTTAGAGGAAGGACTAAATGTAACCAGAGAACTTATTCGAGACTGGCATGCATATGGCGTGACACCATTGGAATTATCCAATGCGAAAAACAAAATGATTGGTTCTTTATTGATACAATCGGACGAAGTTGACCGCTTGGGGGAAATTATTCACAAATATATTATGGAAGAAAAGGAACCGAACCAGGCTTTCCGTGTATTTAAAAATACAGTAGAAAATTTAGATTTACAATATGTAAACGAAACTTTGGCCAAATATGTAGATCCATCTACATTTGCCGAAGTTATAGTAGGACCAGTATAAATTATATTCTTTTTATTTTAATGACATATACATCCAATCTGTCCTTTGCAATTGGTATATTTATTTTTTTTCTATATGTTCGAAAAAACAATACACAAACGAAAGATGCTACAACACAAACCCCAAAACAAATCAAATGCACCAAAATTATACAAACACAAACCCCAAAACAAATCAAATGCACCAAAATTATACAAACACAAAAGACATTGACGAAAGATGCTACAACACAAATAGAATTTGATATTGGCGATTTCATTGTTGTTGATTATTGTCCAAGAGTTTAATCAAAAAAACTATAAAAGAAGTTTTTTTTTCAAACGACATGGAAGCTATAATTGCACAATTAGAACAATTGAAACTGAAAAATGCCTGTCCTCCTCAAACTCTGAAAATTAATATAGTGGAATTATCCAAGATGACATTGCATTTGTATAGAGAAAATATTGTTTTGAAAAATGAAATTCAAAGATTAAGATCTTCGCCAACGATTATAGATCATATGAATATTCCGAAGTGGATTACTTAAAAATTTGTATATAAGTCTGTATATTTTAATAAAATGGCAGAAGATTTAGCTATTGATGTGGGTATACCAAAAAATTCTGAAGAATTTCAAACGTTTGTGAGTTGTATTGAAAATATTTTAGAATATGGTTGTGGTTACGGTGACGATTTCACCGAAGATGTTTTAGAAAAATGTCGAAAATCAGATTTGGAGATTGCCAAAAAAGTGATTGGAGAACTTGAAAAACCAAGGTCTCGGTATCGTCAAACGAAGTTAAAATGGTGGCAAAAATATACACCCAATCACGAAAGAAGGCGATCGATCTCTCCGAGCCGCGGCCAACATAAAAGAAGACAGAATAATAACCAAAGAAGACCACCTCAGCGTCGACGACCTATGTCGCCCATGTTTCGAAGACCACCTCAGCGTCGACGACCTATGTCGCCCATGTTTCGAAGGTCTCCACAGCAGCGAAGACCCCCTCCCAAAAAAAGACGTAAAAGACAGAGAGAGGAAATAGAATACGAAAGACAACCGGAACAAGCCCGACGTAGGATATATACCATCCGAGAAGACAGACGACCGTCGGATGTACCAGAATGGTCTAGTAAAAACAAGCGTTATAGAAAAAATTAAATATTAAGTACATTTATCCAATACGTTATGCATGAAAGAATCTGCATTCATTAAATGTTGCGATTTCGTTAAATCTGAATACTTTTCTTGCCACATATAAGCATAATCTTTTGCGCCTATTCCTATATGCGCGCACTCGTGGATCATAATAAGTGCTCGATCTGTATTTGTCAGTTCTAAGAATTGTTTTGTGACAAATACAGAATCACTATCTATGTTAGTAACAAAGGCCATGATGCTACTTTTATCGAAATGTCCGCGAATATAGGGCAAACGACCATTACGCACTTTATATACACGCACATGTTTTAAACATTTTCGTATTTGTTCATATTGCAGTGAAAGTTCTGGTATATTTTCTTCAACACAATGTATCATATCCGTCGTCGTTTTGAATAATTCGGAACGATTAAATGCCATATTCGAATCCCAAAATAGTGGAAAATAAGAAGTTGCAAATGTAATTACTATATAAATAATAAAACATGTACATAATATTTGTGAATATACTAAACATTTGTCATTTCCCCATTTTTTTTCTAAATTAACTTTGATATTGTAAATGCTACATATAGTTAAACACGATAAAAATATAAAAAAGGTTAGTATCATTGCAACGTTTTAAATGAATTATGTACGGTATTTAACAGACGTATTTGGATTTAATGTCGCATTCTATAGTTATATTAGGATGCAATTCTATGAAGATTTTAAACAAACGATTGAATCATTCATTGAAAAAGATCCAAAAATATCCAAAAGCTTTTATTATAGTAGCGGGGGGTAGTAAATTGGAAAATAACATGGAAGAATCTTATTATATGTCAGAATGGTTAGCTAATCATGTACCAAACATTCCAATTTTCACCGAAACTTGTTCTATTGACACTGTAACAAATCTTATTTATGTCAAACAGCTTATTTTTTCAAAAAAACTTTCAAATAATATAATATTTGTGACATCACCTGCTCATAAAAATCGTGTCTCTTGTTTGGCAAGGTATTTATTTAAAAGTTTCAAGGTAAGTTGTTATGATAATGTTACTAGAAATATTCATAATGACGACCAAGCCATTGCCCGCGATAAGCGTAGAATGGAATTGTTTTTAATAAATCGTCCGTATTATAGAAATGTAAAAATATAAAGAGTGTGTATTCAATAATGTATTTTGAATTGAATACATTAACCGATTTGGATTTTTTCTTTGAATCGTTTGGCATTGACCCAGTGGAAGATTTATTGCCAAATAAGTCCTACTATTTTCAAAAATAAAATGATTGCATAAAATAAAAGAGAACAAAAGATAAATAAATTTTTTTTTACCAATGTCGCATTTCTTTAATTTCATACGTCAACAAATATTTTTGTAATTCGTCCATGAATTTATTCGTCCTTTTATCTCCACCAGCACTAGACCGCTGGTCTAAGCTAGAGTTAACGCGGGTCTCATTCGCAACTGAAAAACTAATCGTACGACACTGTTCCATGCGATCATGATATGACGATTCGCTACCTAGCTGGATATTTAGGTCATTAACGCGTAAAGCTTTGGGTAAAAGCCGAGCATTGCGAGCACCATTGCTGGGTGATATCATATTGTCCTCTCGACGTTGCTTGGAGAGTTGTCTGCACTCGTTACCAGAATCGTCATACAATCCTTCTTTGCCGAGTTCCACTTTAAGGTCTATTTCAGGAAACTTGTCTTGCTTCAAAAGAAGAGCAATGATGACGACGGCTTGTGTATACGTCCAGAACGCGTCAAAATTCACTATAACTCCAAATTTATCAATGGACAGAGATTTGTCCAAAGACCACTCTGGGTCATATTTTTCAGCACCCAACTCCATATTCAATACATGCACCGTCCACTGCAAATCGCCATCCGAATAAATTTTGCTCAACATTTCCTGTTGTATTTCTTGCGCTTTCGGATCTCCAGCTGTAGCGGCCTCGTAACATTCGGCGTAATCAATTAAAACTTGCACACAATACGGATTTGCATTCACAAAATGAGAGCCAAACGTAAGAGTACCTTTAAGAACTGTAGACAGACTAAAAATTGGATGCGTTTTAGGGATAGTGATGGACACATCTCGAACGGTAAGCGTTATTGATTCGGAAACATTCATCCCGCTTACAAAGGTGTGGAATCCCGACCTTGATCTTTTATTAGCCGCACTCATGTTATATAAAAAAACATGTTCGTAAATAGTACCAAATACTATAATATGTTGTTTGGAAGATTTGCGGCATACCATGATGACGCCAGATATGCAAAAAAAATATAGAGTATACAAAAAATGTATCGGTCTCTCTAAACGTTGGCATCAAAAATGGCCAAAATAAATCACCTTTAAAAAAATCCGATCTGGGTTACGTATAGATATTAAAAATGAATGAAATCTATTTCATGTTTACCATATGTCATTGATCGGGGTCTTTGTCGTTTTTTGACAACCATAGATTTTATATCATTGCGTCGTACATCGAAAGAACAGTATTTTGACGAAGAAGCCTATTTAATTTTTTCACGCCACATGCCTATTTATATGATAGAGTTGAATCCACGTGAAAAAATTGGTTTGCATTATTTGTTGAGTTGGTCTTTGCAGTTAGATGGCGATATTGATAAAATAGAATGGGTACAAAATATAGTAGATTGGCTAACCTTTCCAATTTCAATAAAGATAATGTTTCATTTTTTTAACAAAAATTGTACTGATTTTTTGATGAATATTGATTTATCTAATGTGAATGCTTGTCAACGTTTTATTTGGTTAAAAAAATGTCATAGGAAATCGCGGGTATTTAAGAGGAAATTATTAGAGAATAAATATAATGAGTGTGGTAGAAAGCGACTCCGGCATAAAATTCAAGTGTACAGAAATTTACAGCCATGTTGCTAAAAATCCCTTTGTTGTGTTTTTTTTGTCTTGTCCAACAAGACCACGTTCTGTAACATTGAACGACACACAAAAGGAAACCACTGAACTTAAATTAAATGAAAAAATAAATTCTCTATCTTTGGTAGGTCAAATGTATTTTAAAAGACAAAATGATAACGACGAGACTGTTTCTCAATATTTGGGATCATTTGTAGTCGATTTGTCTCAAGTGGAAGATAAAGAGTATTCGTTTGTGGTTAGAGATTCTTCAAGTCGTAAACCTTTACGTACAGGACAAGTTTCTATGAAAATATCGGTGGATAACTCGTTAGAACTAAAATATGTTGAATATCAACATGAAAAATTTTCTAAGGAAATGTATAATGCTGCCGAATCTAATTTAACACTTATTGGTGGATTCAGTCCAAAAGGATTGGATTCCATCGTTCCTGGTTTAAAATGGGTACATTCGCCATATTACGTAAATCACATGGGCATGACATTGCCATCCGGAGCTTTTTGTATGATACCTACAACATTAGAGGACGAATTTACAAAAGCCGTTCGTTCTCACAAAGAACGTTTAACAATAGCTTTGTCTCGAAATTGTATACGCGAAAAAGATTGGATAAACAATATTCATGAAATGTTAGATACGACTATTAAATCAAAACATTTGAGAAGTTTATCAGTCGTTGCAGATGCTATGACATTACACGCACGCCTGGAAATAAACTATACGCCGGACGTTCAGATTACACCCGAATCTAAAGGAACAGAACGTTGGTCTATACCACGCGAACCCACAGAAAATTCTAAATTTTCCTTTACAGGAGATTGTGAAGATTTTGCCCGTGAAGTGTATCAACAATGTAAAGAAATTCGCGAATGGGTTAAACCCGGTAAAGATTCAACCATGGGAACATTATCCATAATTCTACACATGTATGTCCCAACAATAGAACAAGGTGCAGTTGATTCTAGTGCACATAGTAAATATATAAAGTATGATGCACCGTATCGTAATCACATTTGGTCTGCGTTACATCCTAGAAATGCATGGGCTTCGAAAATGTATGGTTCTTGTTCTATGGAACATTCTTATAACGCATTCCCAAAGCAGAAATGTGAAACAACCTTGCCTATGTTACATTTAGAAGGAACTGGTGATGTCTATCCAGTAGTAACAACACGAAAACCCGGATATATTATGAAAATGCAACATAAAATGACAGATATTTATCGTGATTACCCATCTGTTATGTTTATGAATAAGCCAGATATGTCTTTACAATGTGAACACAAAAGCAATTTTTATAAATACGCCATTGCTTTTATGACTGACGTGTTTAAAGACCAAGGGATGTTGGATTACACATATGTAAATGATCGAAAATATGGCGTTTCCATATACGATTGGGCGCGTGGCCAATATAATTTTGCACCTTCTACAAAACATAAAACAGAAACTATGGATCAATTAAAACAGATGATTGGTTTAGAAAGGCCTATCGGCGCGATTACGACGAAATCATCTATCGTAAGAAAACCAAAATTTGATACTGGCTATTATTTACGCTTTGGTCAGAATACTCCCATTGAAGACGATCTTGACGAAAAAAATCTTATAATTGCCGAATATAAGATAGGCCGACATTCTTTGCATGAAGTTTATTTTAAAGTGGATGAATCTAGGGGTTCTTCTTCAGAAATAGAATTAAGATAAAATACCTATTTATGTGTTTCATTTTTATATTAATGATATTATTATTTATTTTGCCTGTTTTAACATCTGCAACCATCACTAATTATTTTCATAATTTTGTAGATAAGATGGACTCCACTAAAGATATTATTTCGGCAGATTTCGTTCATATTCTAGATTCAATGGACGAATATATAGAAAATAATGGGATCAATCAGTGTTTTAAAACCACATGTCTGGGTACAGATTGTAAAAAAGTGAATTATCCAACCACTGTTGAGGATCGTGTTTATGCAACTATTTCAAGAGGTGTTTATTTAAAAAATATCCCCGAACATATTTCTGCCATTGGTAATGTGGTTAAATATAGGAATGGTGTAGCACGCGTTAATCAAACATATTCATTTTCTTTAGTCGAAACAGCTGATTTTCTAGGGGGTGACCATTCTCCAGAATGGGTCATTTATTCCGAAAAAAAAGCTCCTGAAAATATCATTATAGGATTTCGAGGGACATTTCATTCGCGAGATATTGATACTGATATGGACATTGGTCGTGGTAAATTAGATTCTTCGGATAGATTTAACAGAAATTTCCAGGCAATACAGCAAAAAATTCAAAGTGTTAATTCTATAGTGTTTACTGGTCATAGTCTGGGGGGTGCTCTAGCGGTCGAAACTTTAAAAAAGATTTACCATAATATCACTGCAAAAGCTGTTATTTTTAATGCTGGTTATTCTTGTAAAAATAATGTAAATACATCTTTACCGATTCGTTCTTGGAGAACAGACGGCGATATGGTTTCTTTTATGGGAATTGGAAAATATAATGAAGAATATTTGGTTAGTAACCATTATCTACACCTTGTGCATGTGAGTCGCAATCCAGTAGATAGGCATTCAATGAGTATTTTTACAGATTGTCCAGAACATTACAAACCAGAAGGTTCGTTAAATATACCGTTTTGTATACGCGGATATAGTATTTACGAAACAGGAGCAAATCATTGGCTCGTTCCATTTTTTTTGATCTTAAGTATGTTTGGGTTATGCTATTGTTGTGTCGCCAAGAAAAAAACCCATTATAATTATTATGGTGGGTTAGATAATTATAATAACAATTTTAGAGAAATGGATAGAAAAGTTATAATTTTTTAGAATATATCTAAACAAAAAATAAAGGTATTTAATTGTATTGTATTTATAAAATGGCATCTGTTCCATATTGTCCACTTTTCGACGATCGTTTGTTCCAATACGGTCCAGCCTGTGCCCTTTCGACAGGCACAAAGCGTTTATTGGTCTATTATCCATTAGGGAGTGGAAAAACATTGGCTGCATTACACGCATGTCGGCATTTTTTGGATCGTAATCCATCTGGCAAATTAATAATATTGACGACATTATCGAATGTGGAATCAACTTGGAAAAAAAATATAAAAATGTATCGTAGATTTACGAATAATGTTCATAAACGAGCATTTAAAAGAGCCATGTTACATAACCCTGATTGGTGGTATTCTCTCCAAAATGTAAATGTATCTCATTACAATTATATTATGAATCATTTATCTGAGAAGGGTTATACTCGGCGCCAACTACAGAGCATGTCTCCTGGCGAATTGATGCGCGCTTGCGAAGATAAAAAAATAAGAAATAAGTTTAAACGGGCACTAGATCGCGCTTGTTCCAACGATTCATCGATGAAACGCCATTCTATGTTGCGTGCTATTATACCTAAAGGTAAATATTGTCTTGTTGTGGATGAGTGTCAAGGATATATTAATCTGTCTGCCATGTCTGAAATGGTGAATGTTTTAGCAAAGGCTTCCGAGGTGACCATTTTGTTGTCAGCGACACCCGTTCACGATTCTTTTAAGTATGGTGGGCTCCGAAGACTTTTGGGAAATCCTCGGGACCTCAAACAATCGTGCATTTGGACTTCATATTGTGGGGATATACCACGATTGAAAGATGACAATATAAATTTTATTTATATGAGTGAATCGGAATGGCGTACACACAAAGAAGCTGAAAATGCTCGGAGTTTTCACAATATTTCTGAAAATGCATATTTGACAAAATCTAGACAAACTTGTAATTGTTTGTCTAAATGGGAAGCCATGGCTACACAAATAGAGAATGATATTCTCGGCGCAAGTGGCATTGTTCGAATGGTTGTTTATTCGTTTTTTAGGTTGCACGGCGTTGATGGGTTTTATTCTTTTCTAGGCCAAAGGTGGAACGCCACTATCGAAAAAAATATGCTTGTTGTCTCATTAGGTGATATAAACGTCTATATATCATCTAGACGAGAAAATACGTTGAAATGGTTTAATAAGAAAGGTCCCGAAGCAAAGATATTGTTGTTAACTAGTAAAGACGGAGTTGGAATATCTTTAAAGAATGTACGCTGGTTTCATTTGATGGAACCTCAATGGTCGGATGCCGAGGATCAACAAGCTATTGGACGATCGACTAGAACTAATTCTCATACAGAAGTGGAACCGATTGTAAATGTTTATCGGTGGATATCTATATTTCCGCCTGAGCATCGTTCATTATCATCGGACCAGAAAGTGCGTGCTCAGATGACTGAAAAAAAAAGACGAACGGATAGACTTTTATCTCGTATGTCAAAAGCTGGAGCGCGATATTTAAGACATTTATTAGAATATGTAACTATCGATATTCCTAGTGACGAACCTTTTAGATAATATTTCAAAACACAGTATTTAATGTTTGTTTCTTTATTTAAAATGCCTGATGTTTTACTACTATTATTGGCGGCATTGTCAGGTCTTGTATTTTCATTTTTAGTAGCTACAGTTTTTAATGCGGGTGGGTCATCAGACCCATCTCTAAACCGCGACTTGAATCAAATTATTATACAATTTATAGTTCAACTGTCAAATACAATATTCATACCCATAAAAGGTACTTGGTCAATCGTTACGACACTAACGGTATCATCACTTTCCAAATTTAAATGGGCTGTTTTTTCGTCGATAGTAGCTACTTTCATATTATTAATGCATTATTACCACTATGATTTATTGTCTGTGATAGACGATGGTTGGACATGTGCATTAATTCCATTAATGCGGAATGTTATTACACCCTTGTTACAACTCAATCGTATCTTGTTTGCCATAGGAACGCCTATTGCAGACGCTATATTAATTATTAATGGTCAGTTAGTGTCGGCGGCGTTATATACAACAGCTAGGTGTAGTCATGTAAATCTATTTCGTATTTTTACAGAATTGGCTGCTGCTATTATTGCTTCCACAAAATCATTGGTTCGATTTTTTGGCGTGGGCGACGATGATCCAAATAGTAACTTTTTTACGAATGATTTTGACATTGAAATGCCAATCAACCATACTATGGCTGCCGTTTTGGTTACAGAAGAAGCATTTGCATGCGCATGTGTACGCTTTGAACCAATCGTTGCTGTTATGTTTGCTGTTTTCGAAGAACCCCATGTTGTGGCCGCTGTAAATAACGGATTCCAAGCCATGATTCGAGGTGGACAAATGATTTTTGGCTTATTGATCAAAGAATATCCAGATGTTCATCGTGTGAGTTTTAAATTAGAACGTGCCATTGTGGAGACAGGCCTGGCACTTGACTCGATTGCATTTAAATCGTTGGGAAATATCATAAGATTATTTAGTCCTGGGTTTAAAATGGAAATATATCCAACAGAAGGTCCATTCTCAGCTGGCGCCCAAGCTATATCAGGAGGCGTGGAATTTATATCCGTTCTTGGCGTCAACGGGCCGTTGTATCTGTTAGAATCTACTTTCCATCCAGATAAAAGTCCATTTAATACCGAAGTATGGAATATGGACGAAGCCTTATCTTATTCACATCGATCTGTCTATAACGGCGCCGTTTTTGCACAGTGGGCTGTATATGTTATGGAAAAGTTGGTTACGGATACGTTTTCGATCGGAGATGTATTTACTGATCCAAACACGCCCCTCGAATTAAATTGCGATTGGGCACGCGATGTAAAGGAACATAAATACGTATCTATAGGATATACAGTTGGATGTTCTATTTATAACTATGGTATAATATATACAAATGCATATGCTATAGCATATGGTGCTGTAATAGAATTATTGACTAAATCCATATTTACACAAGAACAAAATGCATTTAGAACTCTACAAAGATGGGAAGGTCCTCTTATAAATCGAAATAAAGTTTATTCGTGCGAAGAACGTAGCGAAATGACTGCTTACGACTTTCAAACAAATACATATTACAAAGAAGGACAATTGTGGACTGGAGATCGTGGCAGATGTTCTTGTAATAGACCTAAAGGTATAACATTTGAAGAAGGAGAACCTTTTTATAATCCTTGGTGTGGCCAACCTAATTTAAATTTTGATGTTTTTGCACCTATGGATGCCCTTGTCATGCATGTTTCTCATGGTATATTGGGACCAGGGTTTGGTGATACACTTCCATACATGGAACCGATGGACGGTCTCGATATTAATATTGATAGAGGTCCGGACAAAGAACCATTCGATCATTTTATTGCCTTTCCATTTCCAATACCGCCGTTAACCAGAACTGCAATTGAATCGTTACGTATCGGAGTTAGAGTCTTGCTTTCTTTTGGAGATATAGTCACTGGTCATTTTTTTAATTATCCAATCAATTGTGGTCATGGATTAAATAAGTTACAGATGGAAGCCAGATTTAATTCATTATACAATAATGAAACGGCTTTGATATACGATAATGTTGACAGTGGGGCGTCTTCAATGTGGGATTCTTTCTCAGGCGGTAGTGCTGGCGAAGATACTATAAGTAATTTGGATTATGAAAAAGCAAAAGAGGCCGGTGAACAAAATAGGACCAAAATTCTAGATGACATACAAAGAGAAGCATTTAATCAACACTGTGGTGGTCCCTTATTTGGTGGTAACCCCATCGCTTGCACAGATATGGTTGGTGCCGACAAATATGCCAAAGAAATAAGAAACAATGCTGAATCCACGGCTTTGGGCCAAGAAGCATATGATATAGCATATGCCAGATTAGATCCTGATGCTCAACTGAATGATTATTGGGCGGATAAAATGAATTCTACCAATGGTACGTTCATCCCGTCTTCTGATAAAACAGAAGAAGAATTACGTTGGACTATTTGCAAAGCTAGAGAATATAGTGCTCTACAAGTTACTGGGAATATATTGGAATTTAATGAAAAAACGGGTAAGATCGAAACTGGTAGAAAGAGGATGCCAACTTGTGGCAATGACAATGATAACCCTGCCTGTATGTGTTCGTACATGGCACCTTTAACTCCAGATTCAAAATGTAAATGTATATCTAGATATCCATTGCTGGAAGTTGTCGGGGCTTCACAACAACAGGCTGATTTAATTGAAAAGCGTTTTACATCTGAAGATGTTGTACCCCATTGGTGCAATTCCATGATTATAGAATTCATGTTTCAGAATACCGGAACATTTATTAATGCTTTGGATTATATTGTGTCACTCGGACCAATCAACCCAACTTGTGACGTATTGGACAGATTAATAGATGGGGACGGGGCCGCTACTGGAGAAATGGATCGTCGAAATCAAGCATCATTTATTATAGAAACGACACCGACCATGAAATTTTTGGACCAATATATGTCTGCCGATGAAAAAATAAATAATGTAAGATCTATTTACGCTAGTGTCGAAGAACCCGGATGTAAACTCGTCCCTGGTCAAGTCATTAATGCAACCGATGAATTTGGAAATTATATATACGAACTTGATGAAAACGGCGACAAAACAGATAAAATTCGTACAGTTATTTCACAAACAGAATGGTCTTGTGATGATTCTGATCAATACAGGGATATATCATATGAATTATGGGAAGCTGATTCTAAACCGCCCGTTGGATTAGTAGACCGTAGTTTAGATATAGGCACTGCTTCGGGTGCAGGCGAATATGAAGGCCCGATTGATTATGATTTAGGAAAAAGAGGAGGTAATTTGAAGGATGGAACAACTGAAAATACAGTAGGGTGTCGAATTAGTGGAAGAAATGATCTGTTTTGTTCTTTGGGACTTGCCGTGCGAGCTTTCAAAAGATATAATTTGAATGGTATGAGACAAATTGTTGGAAACGTTGTTTCAACACTTTCTGGCAATTTCGAAGATGTTACCATGCAAGAAATGACACAAATATGCGACTTTGAAAAATTTCTTGGTGCTTTATCTTCGGCCATAGGTAATGCCATACCCAAGTTACCGAGACCTGCCAAACACGGATTGACAAAAGTTTTCAATGCTATTGCTCAATATAATTTGGTATTTTGGCTCCGACTGGAAGCCATTTTAAGACATATGTTCATTGAATTGGGCCAACATGCCGTTGCCGGTACCTTAGACGGAGAAGCTATGAAGACATCTGTACGTGTTGGGTTGGACGCAGGCGTAGATAGTTATATATCGGTGGTAAGAATGGGGATTAAAGCCGCAGGTGATTTATTCACTGCACTAACTGGACCAAAAGGAGGTAAAGTTTTTCAAATAATAATTGGCATATTAGATATCATTGCCGAAGAGTTAAAGAACGAACTTATGGATATGGTATTGTTGATCATGGATGTTGTTCTTAATTTTATTGCAGCATTCTCTGGAAATAAACAAGCAATTAAAAATTTCTTCACGTCTTTTCTGGATCTTTTTATTAAATCGCTTACATTAATGGTTAGAAAAATGTGGGACATACTCGGAGCCATTTTAGGGTTTTTTGGTGTCTTCGGTGAATTTATGGCTTTATTGGCCAATGGCGTATGTATTATGCTTAACGCTGTTATGGGTGCAATAGATGGCATTATTTCGGGGCTCACATTCGGTATGGCATCTATAGGATGGGAGTCTATGGAATGTGTTGATATGCTTTCAGCAGGACGAAATCATACAAGTGGTCTTTTAGGAAAACATTTTTTGAGAGCAGAACACGATGCAGAATTGCCCAGAAAAATGGCAGAGTTATTAAATTGGAATGGTACTTCTGTATGTGATCACCTCATGACCGCCGCCGCTGATTTTAAATTTACAGAATTAAGACCTTTGGAAAGAGCCCAATGGACAGAATGTATGGAACTAAAATTTATGGGCATTCAATTAGCAAGTTTCTTTAACTTGAAATCATTCCCAGAAGATTTGTTTTACAATTGGAAAAGGAAATATGCTATGGCGTTTGACGCATTCAGAGCTCTAAAACTTGTAGCTGAAGAATTCTATGAAACCCAAACTATTAACTGGGGAAATCTAAGACACAAGTTTTATGAAAATGGGTTAGATCCAGAATTATACATGAGGACCGCAAAAATTGCAGCAGATTTTATAAGAGTTTTCGTGTCATCTTTTAAAGTAATACACATTTCTGAAACAGTATTAGAACATTTTGACCCGGATTTCAAAAATGTATCCAATCCATCGTCTACTGCTACTGCTTGGAGAACCATTGACCGTGGCACCAAAATTTATAACATAGCTTCAAAAAAATGGACAGAAGAAGATGGTACGCAAATGGCATGGCACACTGTGGATAAAATATACGATTCGAGAATTCATATGAAACATTGGTGGAATTCTTTAGGTAAAGATGTCCCCGCTGGACAAACACAACACATAGACCATACACAAAAACTTTTTACAAATCTAAAAAGAAATATTGGGCGAATGTACTCTGAAAATACACTCAAAACTAAAAAACATAATCGCCCACCACGCCTGAGATTACCCATTTTGACAGATGTTAAAAGTTGTTATCAAAGAGGTGCACCAAGCTGGTGTAGTGATTGTGCTTTAGTCGATAACTTTGTGGAAAATGTTGTTATTCAAGGGGAAGCCATGGCCAAATTTTATGTCAATAAATTTCCACCCATTTTAGTCAATGTATCGCTATATTTTAACGACATGTTAGATTATAATAAAGATTTTTTCGAAGGCACTGCCGCTAGACTCGCTGCTACGGAATATGCTACAGCCGAAATGGAAAAAAATGTTAAAAACGGCGTTATAACCGCTTTAACCGCTTTAAATGACCCCAGTATCCGTTGGAATATTACAGGAGAAGATTGGAAAACGTTATTCTCGGATTTGGGCAGCTATATTCAAAATAGATCGAACGTGACTCATAAAGAAATTTGGCTCAACAATGTTGAGAGATTCATAAATGCCTCAAGGCTATATGTAACCACAAATTCTAGTGAATATGTGCCGTTTTACGGTTATGGGTTTTATTATAGTTATAATTATTTCTTTTTCAGCAAATGTGATATGGAAAAAAGCATTTTTACCACAACAACAACACCAGAAGAAAGAGTTCAGGCAATGGACTATGCCCTTATTTATTGTGCCATAGTCATACTGCTCATCTTAACCAATTCAACATGGTCCGTATTGCCACTATTTTGGATGACAAATGTTGTAGTCATTTCGTCCATTATTGGATACTCATATCTATGGATAGTATACGGTTATTTCCTATCCTGTGCACCTATGGTTCCATACACATTCATGGAAGACATATTTTTATGGTATAGTACCAGATTAGACCCAGGCTGTTTCTATAAAAATATACCATATATAGCAGTGAATGCTTCCGAAGACACATGCTTAACATGTAGTGCACCACAAGTATATATTAATTGTGCCAATTATACAGCTGCTGGATACCAAGAAGGTATGCTCCCATTGTCAGATTTAATTGCCGAATATAATATAGCATGGCCGTCGCTCTTTTATGTAAGATGGAAACATCCAAAAATCATGAAATTTTTATTTGCAAGAGGATTCTTCGAATTTGATTCTGTACTAGGGAAATTAGCAGGTCAAGCTTGGGACCCATCTCATAAAGTAGACAACGTTTGGATCGATTGCTATAATGCTATGTGGTTAGATAATATTCTATTTGCTTTTTTTGGAGCTTTGGCTTTATACATAGGGGCAAAAATGTCAGTTATTGCAGTTCAAACAATTATACAATGTATAATTTTAGTAACATATACATATACTGCTATCAACTATATGTCTTTGGCTGTAGAACAATCTGTGGTAGTTACAACATAATTACATAATATTAATATAAATATAATTGATTTAAAATAAATGAATCTAAAAACCGGCGATTTTCTTTTATTCGAATATCATCCCAAACCTTTCTTCTTAGCAATCATTGATTCTACCATACGATGTTTCTCACATAGTAGATATTCACATGCGGGGTTTATCATTGTAGATCCACCATGGGCTCCAAAAGGGACATACGTATGGGACTCTTCCTATCATTTTCACCCAGATCCACAAGACCATAAAATTAAATTCGGTATCGCATTAGTCAACTTAAAAGATTATGCCGAGGTGAATGGAAAACAATCCATATACAAAAGATCACCAATAGATCCCAATACATACACATTATTCAACGAAGAATTCCTAAAAAAAATACATGACAATGTATACGGAAAACACTATGATCTCTCCATAGGCCATTGGTTAGCCGGATTATGGCACATAATCATACCCAGAACAAACAAAGAATTCTTCTGCTCAGCATTTGTAAGCTATATACTCACACAAGCAAGTATACTCGATAAAAATACAGACTGGTCCGTTATATCTCCAGCTGAATTATCATCTGAAAATGATGATAATATGCCATGGGTTAAACACTATGGCCCAGATACATTATGGAAACCTCCAGAAAATCCATAACGCATTGATTATAGACTACAAGAGCTAAACAAAATATAAAAATATGTTTTTAATTAGTATGATCACCAGCATTGTAACAATATTGTGGTCCGCTCTACTTTTCGTAGATTTACATGATAAAAATACATATATATGGTTAAATTTAACTATGATGTTTTCTTGGGTCATTTTATGTGTTGTTTTTATACAAAAACAACTGTATCCCAGACGAAAAAATAGATCTATACTCTTAGAAGTTTTAATACATATATAATTTAAATTATTTTTTTAAACTGATGTTTAACCGGACCACTCACTGGCCCTGGTGTATTCCACTCTGGTTTCCAACGACCACCACCACCAGACTCAAAAAATTCAACCGGAACTCCAAACAATTTGTTCAACACTACTAAAATAAACATATAACCTTCAATAACACCTTTCTTTGTAGCACCTCGAATAGAATTTGTAGTATTGCCGTCTGGACCTAATACCAAATTACCCTCAAGCATTTTAGAGAAATAATGGTTGGCCAAAGCTTCCGCCTTTTGTACAGTTCCGTCGCGAGCTGCCATCAAAGTCATTTCTGTAGCTTCAGATGCTGATAAACAACTATTCAACACGTTTTGAACGGTCGCGTAATTTGCACCAGAATCACGCACCACCAAATGAGAAATAAACTTACCAATACTCGGACTCGCGCGTCCAACTGTATTACGCCAGCCTATTTTGATAACATGTTCAGAAAGAGCCGACAACTCTTTGTCTGGAATTCGTCCAGACAATGCCTTGTTCAAATGCGAAAACGAAAACGGAAATGCACCCTTACCACCATCTGTATCTACAATAGATTTTTTGGAAGCGCCGGCTTTCAATGCCTCAGCATTGCTCTTAGCGTCCCCCTTACTATTCAATGTTGTACCAATTACACCGACAAGATGATACTCATATACTGTACCCGGTGGTACAATTAAGTCTCCATGATCCTTAGAATGAATAGGCCCGATCTGAAGTATAACATTACGCTTGTCGGCTTTTAATAATGACCATAATTCTTCTACAGGATGAACTCTAGATTTGTCTCCACCAAAACTTTTATACACAGATACTTGTTTATCAAAGTTAACTTTATCCGTAAATACCAACTGTGTCGTTTTCGGTGCCAAAGCAACAGTCACCTCGTCGTCACATTCCTCGCCGAAATCTGTAATAATAATTAAATTTATGTCACTATCAGCGGGATAATCCGACACCAATAACCCAGAAGGCTTGCGAAATTCTTGCCTTAATTTTAACACTTCACCAGAAACATCGAACTTTTCAGGATGAAACACAGAAAGCAGTCCAACGACATCATAAGCGGGCGTTGTCGGTATATCATTGACTTTGCACTTTATACTCCATTCATTATATGCCGCACGCATAGATTTGTCTATATCGTCCTTAGATTCACCACCCTTTTTAGGCTCAGCATACATATATATTGCTTTATGAAGTACATAAGTTGAAAACACAGACATTTAATATTTAGAAATTTCCTATTATACTGTACTTTTACAATACTTTTATATATGAAAATATCCCTATTTAAATTCCACAAATAAAAACAAAATGACAAGAAGGCTTGGACTAGAGTACCAAGACATTTTGAGAAATTATAGCGACACTGTATCCATCACGAGCAGATATAGAGGCATACGCGGGCAATATTCGTGGGATTGTGACATATTTATCGAAGATAACAGGTCAGCGTATCGTAATTCACTTATAAGATTTACTCTAAAATTTCCACCAGAATACCCTTTTAAAGCACCCATTATAAAAATTAAAACCCCAATATTTCATCCATATATACATGGCGTGAGCGGGGATTTGTGTAGTTGTATACTACCATACTTTTGGAGAAAAAAGTCAGTCGGCAGGGGTACTGTAAAAATGACCATTAAAATACTTGCAACGCTATTCAAAGACGAAGGGAAAAGTTTAAAAAATATTAAAAGTCTATGTCAAGATCATTCTATTGCACATACACGTGATACAGAATATTGTTTATTCGATAAGATTATTCAAAGATGTCTTGGACATGAACTTGACAACGACCCAGACCCCAATGACCCATTTTTCGATCACACATCTATCAAACCATGGGAAGACCAAGTGAAAGACCAACGCGCACTTAACGCCATACAGTCACATTTATGCGCTGAAATGTTTGCAGGCAGATTAACAGAAATTGAAACAATTACAAGGCATTTACTAGGACTTGTAGAAGGTCAGAAATCAGAAGAATTCCAAAGTATACAAACGTTACCAGCAATAGTTATGCCCGAAGAGGAATGCACTCTTGTATCTAATGATGGGACCACTGTCACATGTCCAAAATGGGCCACCTTAGAATTAATTTATTCCCTGGACGCAGGTGAAAATATACCCACAATACTTTCCACAGATATGATTCAAAAAGTATTGGCATTTTGTCACGTCAGAGGAAATGTGGAAATACGCAAATACAACCAAATGGAATGGTTTTTTAAGTTGGAAATAGACCTAAAATACCAGATCATGACCCCAGAAGAAACATGGGAAGTATTAAACGCTGCAAATTTCCTAGGAGGACATGAAATTGTGTTGGGCTGCTGTTTAAGATTGTGTAAATATTTTGTATACTCTAGCAGAATACAATATACAGTGGATAAACTTAGAAAAAAATAAAAAGTTTCTACAAAAAATTATTACATACCTTGTATACCTCTATGAAGTTCCGCAAACGTTTTGCCCACTTCTGGGTCTGATGATGGTCTTGGATCGGCTTCCACCGGTGAATACCACACTTTACCAAATGTACTTTCATATCTCGTATACTCGCCCACATAACCATCGTAATCTTCCATAATGGTTGCTCCGTAATAACTTATCATGTTATATTTTTTTGACTTTGATTCAGCGTAGCTAGCCCCTCCACCATCGGCGCATCTCAATGATTTGTACAATAGCGGGGTACCATCTCTAAACTTCGTTTTAAGGCCCTTTGCCTTTAAATTGTCCAGTTCTTTCTCTGTAAAGTACACGATCTTTACGACAGGTCCACGGACTTTGTAAGTATCAAACCCATTGTCGAGACCAGATACGTTTGCGCCCCTTTCGTGATAGCTTATATATATTTTCCGTTTTAACAATTCTTCCTTTTGTTTAGCTTCAATGGCCTCAATCTTGGCCGCGTTTATGGCCTTGAAGCGGTCTTTGACGGACTGTTTCGACCATTCTTTCTGGAACAAACGATATGGGGTCGGAACTTCACTGAGTTTTTGCAAATATTGCTCATCTGCAGGCGTTTTCTTTTGAGCTTCTACTGCAAGGAATTGACGAAACATTTAATAGATATAACACACTTATATACATACAAAAATTTCAAGAGATTGTTAAAATATTTCAAGACAATTCTACAAAAATTTCAAGACTTTCTTAAAAAATTTCAAGA